TCCAGACGAACTCGCTTTCCCCGGTGTCCTGGCGAACCGCGCCCTGGCTGGCGCTGTTGTGCCCTACTACGATTGCAAGTTTCATATTTCTGCTCCTTAAACGACAACCCCGGTTGCACCGCCCCACTTAGGCGGCTCTTGCATCCATAGCGCAAACGGAACCAAGATGATGCGGGTCATATCTCAATGCTCATGGCAAGCTGAAAAACATCATCAAGCTGCTCATCGGCGAAGGGCTGCACCGAAGGGCGCGGCAGACGGGTCATTGAAAAACGACCCGGAAGGCGTGGCGATCTGATTGGCGCGTAGTTTAGCTGACATTGAAGCCTCCTATTTTTTCCAGTACAACACTACACACCATTTTATGTAGAAACTATCGCGCGATCGGTGCATCTACGCCAATTAGTCCCGTCACCAAAGACAGGCACCGCGCCGCCAACATCATCTGAGCAAAAGGCATTAGCCCCCGCCGATGGCGTAATAGATGCCAGCTCTGACACAGAGTAAGAGGGCGGGATTACTATTACAGAAAATTCAGCGCGGTTAGAATACAGTCGCAGTACGTCATCAACCCCGCCCGCCATCCATTTCCAATACGAAGCCGCCGCGTTTGCGCCGAATACATACCAAGAGCGCGCTACGTTTCCCGCGGTATCAAAAACCGACGTCCCAGCAATGTTTCCAGAGTCTCCCGGAACCATTAAGGCCTCTAGAACAGACTCACTGTGTTCTTTACGAAATCTATGTGAGTCATATGGCGTTGCGCCTGACTCTCCTAGTTTGTCGTGAAAATAACCGGACAATGACCCAATGCGCTCGCCCGTCATTGGGCTATTAACCACGTTTCCAGTATTGCCAGCAATAGCAGCGCCGCTGTTATCCTCTATTGCGCCTTCTATTGAGTTGCGTGCGCCGGGATGGACTACGTTGACAAAGTTTCGATTGCTGCCGGTAGAAAGCGTGACTACATTTGTAGATGTATCGTGCGCTGCAACCTCTACAAAGTTACCATCCCCAGATATTGAAACAGTGTTGTCAGCAGGCCCAAAAGACATAACTCCAAAGGCCGAATTATTACTTGCCCCGCCCGTGTAGGAGACTGCAATTCTGTCGGTATTATCTGGTGCTCCTGTCGTGTTGTAGACCATACCAGAAAGCAAGTTGCCTATACCTTCGCCAAGCAGCCAGCCAATATCAACACCATCACCGACAACGTTGCTAACCGCATTGTAGTCAGCACCGTCAATTCCCGCTGTCGTCTGCCCATACGCCAAAAGGACGTTACTGTCATTTGCTATGAGGTTTGAAAGCACGTTGAATTGCGCGTCGTCCTTCAGTTCGTGCGCGTATCCGATTCCGCTTTTAACGCCAGACGCTTGGATGTTTGACGCAATCGAGTATCGTGTATTTTTAAAAAGCCAGCCAATAGAAATGGCGGACGACGCACTTGGCGCGAAGTAAGCATCACTCAGCCTCCCATATTCACTGCGCGAAGACCCTTCAATGATCAAGACGCCCGTGCCACCTCCTGTCCCGTTTGATCCGTAGTCAATAACTGAAATATCGGATATATCAAAAAAGTCTCCAGAATAGCTCACCCCATGCCCGCTGCCGTGGGTTGCGTAGCCCATTTCAAGCGTTACTCCTGAGATTGTAACACCGTCTCGGTCGGCCCCCCGCAGCATGTTTCCAGTATCGTTTCGCTTTAGTTTCACTTGCTGACTGCCGCTGCCGACAAGACTACTGGAAGCATTTATTGGCAAGCTGTTAGCTAGGTATGTTCCGCGAGGAATAACTTTGTTAATCGATGTGGTCGCAGAAAACGCAGCAGTGTCGTCAGTTGAATTATCACCGACAGCGCCCCTCGCCTTGACGTTGTAGCCGCGCTCGTCAGTCACTACATTAAATTCTTGATTGCCCGCGTTCGTCCGGCCCAAATCCCCTGTGGTTGCAGAAGCCACGTATTCGCCTCCGTTGTCGCCAGTGACGTTGACAATCGTTCCTACCGGAAAAGTGCGATTGTCTGCTATAAACAACGAAAAGCTATCGTAATATACTATATCTTCCACAACAGTATTGGGCAGATAAACTCCGCCCGTAATCGCCAGAAAATCGCCGCCCTGTACCACAGGCTCAATCAGTGTAACCTCCGCGCCCGAGATCGTGTAGTGCTGCCCAAAAGTTAGCGATGCCGTATTGAGCACCACGCGGAGCCGGTCCGAGCCGGGGCTGTATGGCAGGGTATAGGTTTGCTGACCTGCTTCTGTTGTGAAAGTATTAGTGGCTTGAAACACTATGGCTTCGAGAGCGGCGGCGGCGTTGACCGCGACTGTTGCCGAAGCTTGCGCGCTTTCTATATCACTCGCAGAAGGTCCAAGAAGAAGGCTCGCTCCGGCTGCGTCAAAAACGATAGAGCGATTTGCGCGATCCGGCTGACTTTCAGAAAATAAAGCGCCGACACTTGTAGAAGTTCGCGTGATCATTAATGCCCGGCCGAGGCGGGTATTCACGCCCTGTATCGCCTGCCAAAGACGATCCAGCTCGGTGTTGAAGGGTCCTGATTTGAACCCACCCCGAAGCTGCATGTCCGAGCTGCGTTGGAGCGGCACAATCAGATAGACGGAATAGGCGTCTGTGCCGTTCGCTGCCACGGCAAGCGTGACAACACCAAATCCCGTGCCCGCGCCTGTCACCGTGTAGTCCGTGTTCAACACCAGAGGCGTTTCCGACCCCGATTTGTAAACCTCAAGCCAAGAGGCTTGCTCAAAATAGAAATCGAGCGAGATCGTCGTGACGCCCGCCGCTGGAGTGAGTGGCCCCACAACTAGATCGCTTTCCAAAACCGCCATCTGCTAACCTCCGAAAGCGTTTGAAATATCTGGTGACCGCAAAGCACCTCGCCCCTGTATAGCAGAAGATCCTGGTGGGGCGAAGAATTGAGTGTCATACTGTCGCGCGCTCTGGATGCGACGGCGGAACGACTGCGATGCCTCCGGGTCGATCACCTGCTGGAGCTGATCCAGAACTTCGCGCTCATAGGCCAGGCGCAGATACCATAGCGAACCGCCGGGCGTATAATTCCGCAGGAGCTGCACGAACTCGCGGCCCGCGCGCGTATCCTCGCCCAGCGCCAGCTCGCGCGCGTTGCCGACCGAGAAGCGAAGCATGTCGTCTAGGAAGCCCACGCCAGGCCCGGTCAGCGTCTCCGCAATTCCACCTCCAAAGCGGTTCACGTCCGAGAAAAAGAAATCCCCGAAGATGCCAGCGCCGCCGCCCTGAGCAATCGCGGCCGTCCAGAACTCGCCGCTGGTCATGTCGCGCGGATCGCGTCCCTTGGCCGTCTCCTTCATCTGGATCGCCAGCGCGCCCAGGATCGTGTTGCCGACCAGAAGCCCGGCCGCGTAGGACATGGCCGAGCCCGGCCGTCCCTGGTAGGCTTCCGCCATGATGCGGCCGAACTGCGTGACCAGCATCGTCACCGGGAAGCTCTTGAACTGGAGCCCGAAGCGCAGGAACTCCCCCGAGATCGAGCCCGGCTGCGTGCGGCCGAGGATCGTGGCGCGGCCAAACATGTTGGTGCTCGGCACGGCGAACTCTGTCAGGCTGGTGATCGCTTCCATGTAGCGATCCGCGAGGCTTGCCCCGCCCACCTCCTCGATCTCTTGTGACCGCAGAAGCCGGAGCCCGCTTTCCGTTTCGTGAACACGCGATCTCTGAATTGCTGGCCAGTCGTTTTCCCCGATCCCGTAGCTCTTGAACATGCGCTGCGTCTTGCCCGGCAGATCGCCCCAGGAACCGGAGCGCCACTTGACCGCCTGGGACATGAACTCCAGGCCGAACGATTGCCGCTGCACCTCTGTGAGCCATCCAAGCCCCGAGGCGCGGATCGTGAAGTCGGCCAGGCGCGCAGCGCTTTCGACGTGCATTTCTTCCAGCTCGTATCGACCGACAGCGTTGCCTTGATCCACCGCGTTCTGGAAGATCAGTCCGGCCTCGTTCGCCTCGGATCGCATCGCCGGAGAGGTGGCCAGCCGCGAAAGCTGCTTCATAAAGCCGAGCTTGCCCATCCCGACGAACCCGGCCGCGATCCGCTGGGTGTTGAAGTCTGTCACGCTGGAGATCACGGCCGATCCCAGGTGCACGCTCGTCAGGTAATTCCGCAGGGCCGACGCGCCCCGTGCCACCTTGGCGTTTTGGGGCATGTTCGACCGGCCGGTGAACAGGTCCATCATGTCGTCGGCCACCTTCGACTTGCGCCGCGCACGATCCAGCGCCTCGGGCTCCGAGGACCGGCTGGCGAGCTGCTGCGCCGCGTCGGAGAGATACCGGAACGTGTGGAACGGGTTTGGCCCCAGCTCCTCCATCATCGAGATATCTATCGCCATGTTGTCGAGGTGGCCCATCATCACCCGGAACGGATCCTGCCCGCTGCCAAAGCGCTCTGAATAAGCCATCCAGTCGTCGGCGCTTTTGAACTTGAAGAAGCGATGATCGGCCCGGCGGTTATACATGGCCGAGCCGTAGCGCGCCGCAGGCGAGCGCCTGGAATAGCCATCGGTGCGGATCGCCTCGAAGGCGTCTTTCATCAGCACCTCCAGCGTCTCGTTCGTGAAGGCCAGCCCGTTGTTGAAGTCGCGGCCCATCGCCTCCAGATCGAGGCGCGGCATGATAAAGCTGCGCCAGTCCTCATAGCTTGCCTTGCGCACCTTCGCGCTGTCGTGCGCCTGGGGAAGCCCCCAATCGGAGCGCTTGCCGACATGGCCACCGGCAGCGTTGAACCGAAGCCGCGCCTTCTCCGCGACCCCGGCCCAGGATTGTGAGATCGAGCGCGCGGCCGCGTCTCCGGTGTCCTCACCAAAAACCTCGCGCACCACCTTGCGCAGCACCTCGGGCTTGCGCCGGTTGCCAACCAGGTTGGCACGGAAGGATCGCACCGCGTCGGTCATGTCGCGCCGGAAGCTGCGCCGCACCGCCTCATACTTGCCCGCCAGTGTCGAGCCCCCAGCCCCCCGCGTGTTCGACACCAGGTCTTGCAGGTATTGCGCCGGGTCCAGCTCGCCTCTGATATTCCGGTGGCGCTGGATGCGCTGCGCTTGGCGCTGCGATGCCGCCGCCTGGAGCTGCATCACACGCCGCTTTTCCGCCGCCTCGGCACGGGCCTTGCCCTGAACGGCGCGCGCGGCCTCGATCTCGGCCTGGGTGTATCCCATGCTGCGCTGAAACTCGCGGAAAGCGTTGTCATACTCCCGAAGGATGCGCTCGGCCCGGTCGCGGTCCATCTCGCCACCGGCCACCGCCCGGTTAATACAATCTCGAAGCGCCATGTCTTACCCTTTCACGCAGAGATCGAGGACGGCCACCGCCTCGTCGTCAGCATCCAGCTCGGCCGCGAGATCAGCGCGCGACTTCACCACCGCGATCTCGTTGCCTTCGTCGTCAAAGCCACGGGCCACCGGCACCGCATCGAATAGATCAAACCGTCCTGGATCGTTCGGATCAACCTGGTTGGACATATCCCCGTCCGAGGTTCTTGCCGATGAAGGCTCGGCCGTCGGCTCGATCCTGGTGTTGGCGATCTGGGCGCGCACGCCCTCCCCGCCTACCGGGTCCGCGAAGCCTTCGAGGGGATCAGGTGCCGCTGCGCTCGAACGCGCAGGTTCTGCATTGCGCCCAGGAGCGCCATCTCCTCGCCCAGCAAGGCCATTTCGCTCAACCTCTTGTCGGACAGCATCTGCAACTCGCTGGGCGGCGTCTTTGAGCCTGCCGGTTTCTTTGTAGCCTTTCGCGCCATCGTTCAACGCCTCCGATATTGGCCCCGCCCGGTGCGCCAGTTTCTGCACCGCCGCGAGGGCTTGTTCAACTTGTTGCCTGGTCTGCTTGTTGGTCGCCGTGTCCAGTCGGTTTGCTCCCGTTCCCTGGATGCGGTCGGCTCGCTCGTCCAGTGTGCGGAAAACGCTGCGATCATCTCGCATGATCCGCATGGCCCGCTCCAGCACCTTCGCACGCTCCAAGTAAAGGCTTTCCACGATCGCCTGTTCCCCGAACAGGTCGGCCGTAACCTCGCGCGACACCGGAGCCTGGAGGGCTTGGGAAAGGATGCTTTCGGCCTGGGCCGTGGTGTCGGGCCCGGTGCGCTTGAGGAGCTGCATCATTGCGCCGTGCATTTCGGGATCATCCACCATCCTGCCCACAAGCTCGGCAAAGCGCTCGGGCACCACCTGGTTGATGAACATATCGAAGGCTTCATCTGACAGCCGCGCCAGAGATTGTGCCCGAGCAATGCCAGGACCGGCAGGCAGTTGCGTGATTGCATCCGGCCGCACGCGCAGCACCCGAGCCGCGTCTCGCGCCATCGCTGTTGACATGCCGTCGCTGGCCTCCGCGATATTCTTAAGCGCCGCCAGGACGCGGATATCTTCTGGCGAGAACCCATCGACCTCGCGGAACACGCGCGCCGCCATCGTGATCTCTTGGCCGGTCTGTTCCATGATCCGCCGCGCCAGGCCGGTGCGCTGGTGCCCGTCAGCGATTGCCCGCGATCCGTCGGCGTATTCGTAGACGATCACGATCCCCGCGCGCTCGGGATACCACTCGGTCACATCGAGAAGGCGCTGGGTCTGCCCGCCCTCGGCCACCACGTTGGAGCGGAACTGGAAAACGTCCGGCTGCACCAGAAGCTCGCGCGGGTCCACCTCCTCGATCTCGCCGTTGAGGATCGAGGCGCGCGGCTGGGCGAAGGTCGGGCGATCCGGCATGTCCGGCGTGCCGCCCTCGTGCGCTGCCAGAGCGGCCGTCTGGGCGCGATCCAAGTGTTCCCGCACCTCTGGGGCCTCGCCGCCGGAAGTTGCCGCCTCCTCGTCCTCCAGGTCGCGCCGGAGCTGCTGCGCGATCAAGTCCGCCTCTGCATCACCTGTCGCCTCTGCTGCGTCGATCAGCGAGCGGCGCTCGCCGCGCAGAAGGTGGCCAAGCCTGGTCGCCTGGTTTACGCCGCCACGAAACGCCCCAGGGCCATACATCGTGCCCGCGCGGATCGTGCCCCCGAACGTGGCACCGACGGCAAAACCGAACGCGGCGTTCTGAAAGATGCTTAACTCGGGAAGTCCGAGCTGGCGCAGGAAGGCATTGCGCGTCGGCGTGGTTCCGGCCTCCAGCGCAGCGACGATCCCGCCCTCGATCAGCGCCGTGGCCAAGATGCCAGCGCGAGAAGCCGCACCGAAGGGAAGCGTTGCAATCGTCTCGATGTTGTCGAAACCGGACACGAAACCGCCAGCCAGTTGCCCGCCAAGACCGCTCACGCCCCGCCCCCGAGACATGATCTCGTCGGATCGCTCGACACGCTCCAGGAGCGCCCCGGTGATTTCGTCGCGCCGCGCTGCCAGCGTCTCCGGCGTCACGTCCTCGGGAAGCTCGATGCCGCGCTGTTCCAGCTCCGCGAAAAGATCGGTCAGCGTGGCGTCGTCTGGGGCGAAGCGCTGCGAAGTGAGCCGCCCCGCCATTTCCAGGGAAAGCGCCTGCCCTTGGACGCGAACGCGCGCTGGGCCTGGGCCGAAGCTGTCGATCTCCATCTGGTCGAGAAGCGGCTGGAATATCTCGCGCTCTGTTCTGGGTCGGCTGGTTAGCTCGCCCACCTCTTGCTCGCGGCGAAACGCTGCACCGGCCACCTCGCCAAAGGTTGCGCGTGGCCCGCGCGTGGCGACGGGATCAACCGGCTGGAGCTGCACAAGTCTGGCCATCAGTCGAACTCCCGCAGATCAAAGGTCAGGATGCCGCGCTGGTCGCCGTTATCGGTCAGGAACACGGCACCCTCGGCGTCCACCGGCACCAGGATATTAGGATCATCAGGCGACGGCCGCAGGCCCTCAATTGAGCGCTCCAGCTCGTCGGCAGACATTGGCCGGCCGAACCGATCCACGACAAGCCCGCGCGCAATTTCGGTCAGGCGCTCGTCGGTCAGACCCCCGCCCAGCATAGTGCCGCCGATCATGCGGTTCACGCGCCCAGCGTCCCAGCCTGGTGGCAGGAGCGTGGCCCCGTAGCGGGTTTCTGCCATGCCGCCGGTGCCGTCGGCTTGCTCGCCCAGCGCCATGCGGTAGCCCGTTTCAAGGTCGCCCGTCTCGATTGCCCGGCCACCCTCGGCCATTGCCAGGCCGCGCGCATAGGCCAGCGCCGTGGTGTCGAGATCGCGGATGCCCTCGGACGCGATCATGTCGGCCTCCAGGAGCGGCGCAAGGATCGTCTCGCGCGCCACGGCCAGATCGGTAGCCCCGCCACCCTCCAGCCGCGTATCCACGGCCCCGCGCAGGATCACACCTGCCGCCTGCTGGTTGCCCATCGAGTAGACCGCACCGGCCGCGTAGATCACCGGCTCCGATTGCCCAATCCGCGAGAAGATCGCCATTGCCTGGTCCTCGCCCATCTCGGCCACCGAGCCCAGGAACGCGGCGCGCTGGGCGCGCGAGCCGTTCTGGAACACCTCCGAGATGCCGTCCAGCTCGGCCTGTGTCAGCGGAACCGGATGATCGACCCCTTCCGGCCGCGTGTGTGGTGCTAGGAGATCGACGCGCTGCGAGATAATGCTGCCCACCTGTTCCATGTCCTCCGCTTCCGCAAGGCTCGGCAGCTCGACACCGACGGAGCGAGCGAAGCGCACCGGATCATCGGTGGCCATGCCCCGGCGATGCTCGGACCACTCGCCAAGGCGCTCAATCACGCGCTGCGTGGTCAGTGCCTCGGCCCCGTAGCTCTGACCCTGTGCGGCCAGGACAGACAACGCGCCGCGTGCATCCTCCAGGACCGCATCCCGCTCGGCCGCGCTCATGCCTCGCAGCGTCTCCACGTCGCGGTGGAACGCCTCGACCTCGTTGATCGCCGCCAGCACGTCTTGATTGCCCGCCGCCTGGGCGCGCAGCCCGTCGTAGTCCACGTCCTCGGCCCGCGCGCCGTTCATGGCCAGTTGTTCAATCAGGGGCAGGCCGACCGTTTCAGCCGAAACCGCATCCTGCACTTGCTTGATCCGGTCTTGCAGGCTTTCGATGATTGCCGCCCCGCCCAGATCGAGATCGCCCCGGTCGGCCGCGTCAGACATGTCTCCCCTGACGCGCTCGACGTAGCGCATCAGCTCGTCGCCTGTCATGCCGTGCGTTGCCACCTGTGCATCAGCTACCTGAAACTCAAGCTGCGCCTCGCGCTGGAGATCAGGGTAGGGAGAGAGCGCCGACATGATGCGCGCACGCTCCTCTTGTGGGATCGCCACCGGCACGCCAGCCTCACCCATCGACACATAGGCGTTGATCGTGTCCGTCATGCCTTGTTCAAGCCGCCGCCGCTCTGCCTCGGCCGCAGTCCGGCGCGCGCTTTCGGTCGAGCGTGCCCGGCTTTCCATCGAGCGCAGCATCTCCAGGCTTTCACCCGCAGGCAGCGGGGAATTGCCCGAGAACACCTGCTGCCGGAACTCCTCGACATACTGACCAGGCGCGGCCGAGCGCATGAAGTCGGCCTCAATCATCAGGCGGCGCGCGCCCATCGTGATCTCGGCCATGTTGGTGGCGATAGCGTCCGGCGTCATGGTCCCGGCGCGCGTCGGATCGGCCGGATAGGTGCGCCCGGCGATCTCGAACCCCTCGCGCGGCCCGAACTGCGCCAGCGTGTCGGTGGCCTGGGCCATGTGATCGGCCAGCTCTGCCGCCGTCGCCCCGGTCAGCGCCAGGCGTTCGGCCTCGGATCGCGTTGTGGTGACGATCTGGCCAAGGGCCTCCTCTTGCCGTGCCATCACGCGCCGCTGGGAAAGCTCTACTGCCTGCCGCTCTGCTGCGATCCGGCCCCGGTCGAACTGCGATTGCATCTCGGTTGCCAGGCCAGGCATTTCCTGGGGAAGCTCGGACATGACTTGCGCCCGCACGCTTTCCAGCTCCTCGCGGAGCTGCCCGAGATCGCCGTCGGCCCGCTGCATGGCCGCACGCATCCCCTCCTCCATCGCGGCCGTGGCGCGCGCGGTAATCACGCGATCCGCTGCACGGTTGAAGGCAGCATCGCGCACCGTGAAAGGAAGGCGCGGCTCAAACGTCGAGCTGTTCAGCGTCTCCAGCTCATACTCCGGCGTGCCGGGCACGCTTACCGTGATCCCTTCACGCCCCGCGCGCTCCTCGGCCTTCCTGATCCAGAGGTTTGCAAAGTCCTGCGCCGACATGGTGTCAGGATCGCCGCCGTTGAGCCGCACGGCTTCGCGCCCGACAACGGACGAGGCCAGGCGCGGCCCGGCGGTCAGTAGATTGATCGCGCCCTGCGCGCCCTGCTGGTGCGCCAGGTAAATCTCGCCCACGGTCGGCTGTCGGCCGAGCGCCGTGGCAAGCGTGCTCATGTTGTCTCGGGTAAAGCGCGCGCCTGCATCTGCCGCCTGATCCACGTCGAAACGGTTTGCGACGCCATACTGCGCGGCCGTGCCGTCGATGAACTGGAACAGGCCACCGGCCGAGCTGTTGGGGTTCTGCGCGTTGGGATCGAAGCTGCTTTCCAGGCTGGCAATGACGGACAGCACACCAGGATCGACGCCGTGCGCCTCGCCCGCCCGCGTGATCGCCGCACGAACGCGCGTTGGTCCAGGCTGTAACCCGTCACCCTGTGCGCCCATCGTCACCGAGGTATCCTGGCCACGAAGCTGCCGGAGCCCCCATTGAGGCCCCCGCTCATCAACCGCGGCTAAAGCCTCTTGCTCGCCCCGTGCGGTCTGCACCTGTTCCACCGCCGGGCGGATGAACTGGTTGGCCGATCCGAGGATATCCTGGAAGGCAGCGAAGGTCTGTTCGCGCCCGCGACCAAGCTCCGCGCGAGGGGAAACCTGGGGCGTGACAAGGGCAGGGCCATAGCGGCGAATTGAAGGCATGGTTTACCCCGTCAGTTGATACGCATCGACGCCGATCTGTGCGGCGCGGCCGAAGCCGCCCAGCATCGAGGATCGCGCCTCGGACATGAGGCCCCGCGCACGAAGGCGGGACATTGCGGCGCGGTTGTCCGCGTTCTGCCTGGTCACGTCCAGGTTCCGCTCGGCCAGGCGCTTGGTGCTTTCGGCCACGTTCACCGGCGTGCCCACGCCAATGTCGAGCCCGTTGGCAAGCTGGATCACCTTTTGCTCGCCCGCCAGCTCGGCATATTCCCGCGCCAGGTCACGCGCCTGGCCCGCACCTGCCGCCTGTTCCTGGAGCGCCTGCGTCCTGGCGAACGCGGCCTGGTCCTTTGCTGCCCGGCTCGCGGCCACACCCTGCCCGATTGCCGCCAGGGCCGAGCCTGCGCTTAGAACCTGGGACAACGTGACGACACCAGAGCCCGCCGCAGCGGCCCCAGCTCCTGCCGCCGCCCCTGCGCCAGCTCCCGCCGCAGCGGCCCCAGCTCCTGCCGCCGCCCCTGCGCCCGCAAACATTGTGCCGACGGAGGCGGCGGCGCTGGATATCGCCGTCCCGATTGCCATGAAAACTGTTGCCATGCCCGCCTCCTAAAATCTCACGTCGTAGGTTATCGACCGCAGGAGGAACGGCATAGGCTCGATCTGCGTGATCTCCACCGTCGGCTCCTTCTGCCAGCGGCCGAGCCCGCCGATCCGCTTTGGCCCCGTGAATAGAACCTCCTCCAGCGTCGGGTCCATCAACCCGCTGTCGTAATTCTGGAGCGACACCTGCCGCGCCCGCCCGCCGTCGTGCCCCGTGATCGCCACCGCTCCGGTGCGTTGGAGCTGGAGAAGCGCGCGGAAGATGCGCATGTTCTGCATTGTCGGGGAAAGCTCGCTCCGGCCCTTGTAGGGGTGTAGCACGATCCTCGGCACCTGCTTGAGCCCGACCTCGGCCGAGGTGGCAAAGGACGCCGTGCCAAGGTCGATTGAGCCCGAGGACACCGTGAACGCGCCAAGCGGCAGGCCGTCACCATGCACCTCGACCACCTGCCCCTCAAGCCAAGGATAAGCCGACACGTCGATGGTCGAGCCAGCGCCCGAGATCGGGATGCTACAATCCGACATGAACGCATCATCGAACTGCTCAAGGAAGTGCCACGTCGCGCCGGTCAGATCGCGCTCGACCATTGCGAAGGCGTCACCGGCCTGCGTCGAGGAAAACCCCAGAGGCGTGCCTTGCGTCTTGACGCGGAAAAAGCCCGTCACCTGCTGCACGCGGTCAATCACAACCATGGCGGCTGGCACCTGGTTGCCGTTCCGGTCGGCTCCGGTGTTGGCAACCAAAAGGATAGTCGGCTCGTCCACGTCGCGCGCCCGGCGCAGCACCAAGGATCGCGGCGACGACATGAGGTGCCCAGCCAAGAGCGATACCGGCTCTGCCGAATAGCTCTGCTCGGTGTCGGTGAACAGATACTCGCGCAGAGCTCGACCGTTGCGATCCACGAACAGCGTGCCACCCTGCACGTCCACCGGGTTTACGTTGGCACTGGAGCCATGGCGGCTCGTGACCTTGAGTGCGATATTGTCGATGGTGATTGGCTCGTCGGGCACATAAAGCTCGGCCGAGCTGGTGAAGATTTGCAGGTGCCGTCCAGGGTAAATATTCTGGATTGTCACCTGCTCGTCAATGTTCGGTGCGACCACAATCGGAGACGCTGCCACCGGGTCTGCATCCTCCTTGAAGTCGAACAGCGCGCCCGCCCGGCTGGCCACAATCACATCAGGTCGAGCCTTGAAGCCGCCCATCCAATGCCGTCCCTGATAGAACGTGCCGCAGCTCGGATAGCCGCGCGTGGCGCTCCAGAGCGCGTCAAAGTCTTTCTTGCCGAACTGCTTGCGGGACAGCACCACCGTGCCGTCGCCGGTCAAAATGTCGATCACCAGGATCGGCCAGGATTTCTTGCCATCCTTGCCGGTAAATTCGACCTCAAGCTCTGCGTTCGCGCTCGATTTCTCATTGATCCGCACGGTCACGGAGGTGATATCTGGCAGGCTTTCGATTGCCGTCTTTAGTTTCACCACGTTGTACCATGCGAGGCTGCTCCAGCTTATCTCGTCGCTGGCCGCGCCATTGTATTCGACCAAGAGCTTGTGACCACTACTCATGTCATCGAACCGCAAGAACTGGATTTCGTTCTCGCCGCCGCCGGTATCCTCGTCGTCAAAGGAGAACTCGGTTATGGTGTCGAACTCCAGAGGGCTTGACCGCCAGTCCTGGTCGCTACCCAGCCGCTGCACGATGTAAGGCGGCTGGTCCTGGTGGTAGAGGATCAGCGTGTCCAGGTTCGGCGCGGCCTTGATCGAGGCCACCTGCGCGGCCGTGTGCGGGATCGGTGTTGCCGCCATCCATGCGCCGCTCAATCCGTCGAACACGTCGCAGCACCCCCCGGTCATTACCAGGATATACTCGTCCTCTATGCTTGTCGTCAGGCGGTGCATGGAGAACGCCTCGACCGTGCCGCCAGAGCTGTAGCCTGCCTCGATCTGCATTTCCACGCCGGACAGCTCGACTGTGGCACCTTTGAGATCGAGCGCCGAGGCATTGTCTACGATCACACGCCAATAGCGCGCCGTTCCCAAGAGCGTGTCAGGAGCTGCGCCGAAACGTCGATGATAAGCGATATTGCCAACGGAGATGGATGCCACATCTGACCAGGTAGAGCCGTCCGAGCTGGTCTGGAGCGTGAGATTTGCCGTTGAGATACCGGCCGGCAAGCCGATCCGAAGATCGCGCGCATCAAACAAAGACACCGCCTGCGCGCTGCCCAAGTCCAGCCGAGCGATCTCGTATTCCGTCGCTGTGCCCACGCCTTTGGTGGCCGTCCCGCCGGAGCTGTAGGCTCCAAGCGCCGAGCTGTCGAAACCGTCAAGCTCGAAGGTGTTGTAGGTCAGAACCGTGATTGCGCCTTGGTGCCCATTGATCGAGCTGGCGAGGATTTCCTCGGCCGAGCCGCCGGTTGAATATGCGGTGAACCCGCTACTATCGGTCCCATTGAGAGAAAAGCTGTCCACGCTGATTACTGTGATCGTGTAGGTGTCGTTGTTCAACTCCGTCATGCCGGAGACGCCGGTGATCTCGATCTTGTCTCCAGTCGAAAACCCATGCGCCGCAGCGGTGATAAGGCACGGATTTGCCTGCGTGGCATTAGAGATCGACGCGGTTGATCCGCTGGGCGCGCCCATGCCCTCGATCCCCTCGATCCGCACGCGGTCGCCGGTGGTGTAGCCGTGGCCCGTTGCCGTCACCACCGCCGGGTTGGCATTGCTCACGCCCGAGATCGTCGCATCCGATCCAGTCTCCAGGAGCGTGTTGCGGTCGCCGTCGGTCAGGTTCGCGGCCGTGCCGCCGTTTGCGGCCGTGACGGTTGCGCCGCCCAGGCTGATCGAGGAGATCGGGCCACGCTGGAGCGCGCGGAAGCGCCAGCCCTCGCGCCGCTTGGCCCCGCCTTGGGGCAGAGGCACCGCGTTCTCGATGATGCGCGCCGAGTTGTAGAAGAACGACACGTCCTCGCGGCTCCAGAGGAGCGGATCGAACTCGCCTGCGGAAAGGCTGGTCTGGACATGGCGGCTGGTGGGCATCAGTAGACCCCTCCAAAGCGCGCGTTCCAGATCGGATCGTGATCGTCCAGGAGGGATCGCGTCGGATCGCCGGTCGCGTCCGCCTCGGTCGCCGTGCGGAACAGCCCGCCCCGGCCGAACTCGCTCGGGTTGCCATAGGCGATCTGGCGGTGGAGCTGTTCCTTGCTCGCGTTCTCCGTCACCGGCAGCGCTAGGGTCGCGGCGACGGCCTCGATTGCGAGCGTGTGAAAATAGCCCGGCCATTGGCTTTCTGGCACGCGCCAAATGTATTCAATCACCACCTGGTCAAAGTCGGTGAACAGCCAGCGCTCCTGGATTTCGTAGAGGAACACTTGGGGCGCGCGCTGCCGCGTCGTGTTGAACACGGACAGAGGCTTTCCCACGCGATCCGTGCGCAGGGTCGGCATGAGAAAGGCGCGCTTCCATTCGTTGATCGGCGTGCCCGCTGCATCCTCCTCCAGCACCTTGCGGCGCGTGGCGAAGCTCCAGTCGTGCGATCCAAGGAGCTGGAGGATCGTGGGCTCGTAGAGCTGGTTCACCTTCTCGGCTGTATCGCTGTCCTCCTCAAAAGAGGAAATCGCCGGTTCGCCCAGGCGAGCCAGCGCTTGCGATGCAACGTCCACTCTGCTGTCGGTCATGTCAGCCCCCTAAGAAAATGGGCCGAGGCCATGACAGCCCCGGCCCGTCCCTCGCATCCACACCCCAGCGGATTAGGCGAAGGCGTCGATTGCCGCGATGGTCACGACACCGGCACCGCTGATGGCCGAGACGTGTGCATCGAAGTCGGCGTCCGAGGCGTGGATCAGGATGCGATCCCCCACGGTCAAAAGCGCCGCTGCGCTGTTGAAATAGCCCGTGCCCTTGACGGCCGCTTTCGCGTCGGCCCCGGCGTTGTAGCTGAAAATCTTGATGCCACCGCCGGAGCCACTGTGGTTCTCCAGTCCTTGCAGGTTGAAAGCCATGTTGCTTCTCCAGGTTCAGTTTCAGGAGAGGGCGAGCGTCAAGCCCGCCCCCTAGTGGCGCTTATGCGCCGTCCTCGTCGCAGGTGATCTCGACCACGCCACCGGCGTCAATCTCAATCGAACCGGCCGAGAACAGCATGTTGGCGAGCCAGCTCGTCTTGGTCGGGATGTAGTTGACCTCCATCCGCTGATCCATTCCGATGGCGTGCCCGATGGCCGACTTCGCATAGGCGAAGGTGGTCCGGTCGCCGCCGGTCAGGTCGAGCCCGCCCTCGGCACGGGTTGCGATCCACTTGAACGACATGCCCAGGAAGCTGGAGATATCGCCGTTCACCAAGGCGCGCACCGTGTTGAAGTCCGCGCTCGTCGCCTCGGTTTCCCCGAGGAGCCCTTCGCGGCCGACGTAGGAGCCCACATAGGTGATATCCTCGTCCTCACCCACGCCGCCGTCGCCCAAGAGGCGAGACGCGCGACGGAGCTTGTCCACGTTCAGGTTGGTGTTCGCCCCGCCGATGGAGCTGGCCACGGTCAGGGTCGTTGCGGTCGCTTCGAGCGCGTCGATGATAAGCTGGTCCTCGCGGCGGCTGATCGCCTTGGCGATGGAACTGGCCAGCTCCTCGCGCTCGGAGATGTTGGTTTTCGCATCATCGAACACGTCGGTGTATTCGGCAGCGTTCCAATCTTCGAGCGTGGCCGTCGCGTTGGTGTGCGCCAGGTTCATCGGCACAACGTCGGTCTGCTTGACGCGACGGGTTGCCAGGCCAGCGGCCAGTTTCGGGAAGCGGTGGGTCGAACCCACAACGCCAGTTTTCACGCGCGTGGTGTCGCGCAGCTTGCCCATATCCTGATAGGCGTGCTTCACATCAGCGTCGAAGCTGGCGATTGCTGCGGTGGAGAGAGAGGTGGACATTGCGTCACTCCTTCAAGGTTTCAATCGGGGGAGATCGAGGGCCTTGAGGGTCACGGGCCTGTCGCAAAAGCCGGGTGCCGTTCCTCGCGGGTCTGCATCTTGTGGTGCAATATGCCACCAGAGGGATGATCTGGCAAGCGCGCATAAAAAAACGCCCCGGCGGGAGGAGGTTGCCGGGGCGTTTAGGTGAGGGAGGTTTCATACAGAGCTTGCGCCCTGTGATCCTATAGCACACCAGACTTGATCGAGCCAGTGGCTTGCGGCGAGTTGCCAAACGCCTTCTGCATCAGGTGTTGAGCTTCTGCCATTGCTCCGTCCTTTTCAGAACCGGCTGGCATCCGGCTTGCGGCCGCGTGTTTGGCGTATGCCTCTTGCGGCGTCACCGATCCATCTGCTCCGTCTGCCATCGGGATCGGCTTCTCGCCCATCTCGCCGGTCAGGATGCGGTGGAAGATGCGAGCCGCCCGGCCGGTGCCGACCATTTGGGAAAACTCGGCCATGTCCTGATCGTCTTTCAGCACGCCGCGCTGGGCCAGCTTCTCGGCATAGGTGCCGATGGTGTTGACGATGGTGCTGGCTTCCTTCTGGCCGACCTCCTTGACCAGCGACTGCATCTCTTGCTCGCCGCTGATCTTCTGCGCCTCCTCGTTCGACACGCCGATGGGCATCCCGCCTTCCGCGATCCCGCTCAAGCCCTCGCGCATGAGTTGGGTAAACGCCTTGTCGGGGATACCGAGCTTGTGCGCCGCCTTGCGGAAGGCATCGACATAGGGCTTCGAGGCTTCGCTGTTCAGCTCGTCCGCGATCTTGTCGTCGTCGCCCTCGGGATCGAACTTGTAGCCGTCGGGATCGTCGGGCACCGCGCCCTCCAGCTTGCCCTCGCCCTTGCCCTTCTGGGACAGCTCGCGCCGCGCGCCCTGGTAAGCCTTGGTCAGCTTCGCCAGCGTCTCGTCAGCCGACAAACCCACCAGATGATCCGGCAGCTCCATGCCCTCGGGCAGCTTCCAGGCTTCGCCCTCGCCTTCACCTTCCTTGCCGCCGGTCTTTTGCTTGGTGGCGAAGTCCAGGATCGAGGAGCCGCCCTGTTCCGATCCATCTCCTTCGCCATCTCCACCTTCGCCGCCAGCTCCTTCGCCCTGGTCGCCGCTGTCACCGTCTCCGTCGCCTTCGCCCGAACCACTCTTGCCTTCATCGGCTGGGCTCCAAACGGGGGCGTGATACTGCCAGAATTTCCACATGCACGTCGTCTCCTTGTTCGCTGGGGTGTGGGTTTTCGTGTCAGCCCGCGAGGAGCTGGTTCACCTGGTCGCCTACTTCGATTTTGGCTTCTCGCAGTCGGGTGACGGCGGGCCATTCTCCGGTGCGGTTGCCGTCCTCGTCAGCAATGAACGCCTGCATGTCCAGCTCTTTGATCGCGGCGTCGATCTCCTCGTTGAGCTTGGTGATCGCCCGTTCGATCCGGCGGCGCGAGCCACGGTTCACCTTGGAGCGCTTCACCTCGCCCTCGATCAGTGCGGGCTGGCTGGCTTTCGCTTCCGCGATCTTTGCCTCCAGGTCTGCCACGGTTTCGTTGCTGTCCAGCTCGATCCCAAGGCCCTTGGCCTCCTCGATCAAATCATCCTTCTTGGCCATTGCCATCTCCTTCTTGCGCCAGGGTGATGTTGTGAACGATATCGAACACGACTTGCGCCATGCCCTCACGGTAGAACGCTGCCTCGGCCCCCTGGCCCGGCACGCAGCGCGTCAAGTTGACGTAGCGGTTATACATATCAGCCAGAACCT